GGTCTGGTTCGGCCAACAACGACCTGAATCCTGTCAAGTCCATCGGCTTGCTGGACGAAGGCGCTGCCGTTATCAGCCGCTTGACGAGCGCCACCGCGTTCTGGGTCCAGACCGACGCTCCCGAGGGCATGAAGCTCATGATGCGTCGCAAGCTGGAGAAGACCATGGAAGGCGACTTTGAGACCGACTCCATGCGCTACAAGGCTACCGAGCGTTACATCCCCGGGTTCACCGACCCGCGTGCAATGTACGGTACGCCCGGCGTTTAACGCCAAACGGGGCGGGCGTAAAAACCCCGCCCTTTTTTTTAACATTGGTCAAACTTTTCAAGGAGCAGACCATGCCGCAATTTTCAGATGACCTTTTCTTGGGTTCCGCAATTACCTATCAAGGCGCGGATGCCTACCCGGCTGTTTCAACTTTCACTGGTTCAATTGCCACCACGACATTGACCGTCACCGCTATGCTTTCGGGTGACCCAATTTTTGTGGGCATGTTCCTTGACAGTTCAACGTCACTCACCAACGGCACCTACATCACCGCGTTCGGTACGGGTTCTGGCGGTATAGGTACTTACACCGTCAGTGCCTCACAAACCGTGGCAAGCGCCACCATCATTGGTTCTGGGAATGCACTGTTGCAAAACCCATCTACCATGAGCGTAGGCGTCGGCCCACTGGGTCGAGTTTACGTTTGGGACGCTGTTCCACAAGCAAAGCTGACAACCAACATCGTTGCCGCAGTCATTACAACTGCTACCACGCTCACGCTGGCCGCAGGTGCAGGTGTGACGTCAGTGACCACAGCTAGTGGTACTACAGTGTTGCAACTTGACTGCCCTCGTGCCGTTTCTACAACCACAGGCGCTGGCTCCCCGACCACTGTCAACATCACGGTTTCTGGTTTTGACTACTACGGTCAGGCCATGAGCGAGGTGATTGCAACAGGGGCGGTGGCATCAACGACTGTCAGTGGTAAGAAAGCCTTCTTCCAAATCTCCAGTGTTGTCTCTTCTGGGGCAAGCGTGGTAACCGTTGCGGTGGGCACAACCGACATCTTGGGTGCGCCACTGCGCATCACTGATGCCGGGTACATCACTCGTGCAGGCTGGAACAACACCCTAGCCGAAGATGCTGGTACTTTTGTTGCCGCTGCCACGCTGACGGCCACCACCACGACTGGTGATGTGCGCGGTACTTACCTCCCCTCCTCGGCGGCTGACGGCATCAAGCGCCTTGTGATGGAAATAGCCCTGCCAGCAATAGCGGCAGGCCCGAATGCAACCCGTATTGGCGCTCTTGGCGTCACACAAGCATAAGGAGAGCGACATGGGTCAATTTAAACCAATGGTCAAGATGGAGACCACAGAGCCCTCAGTTGAGCTGAAACTCAAAAAGGGTGGCAAGGTAGCCAAAAAGGCTGACGGAGGCATGATGGGCGCTCCTATGGGCGCTATGCCTGCTCGTGGCGGCATGATGGGTGCCAAGGCTCCTATGCGCCCGTCTCTGGCCATGCGCCGACGTGCCATGCGCGGCCTGCCGTCCGGTGCCGGCCCGTCTGGTCCGGTTGGTGGCGCTGCTCAAATGCAAGCCTCAATGCCGCCTCCTATGCCATCCGCCCCAATGAAAAAAGGTGGCAAGGCTGACATGGACCAAGACAAGGCCATGGTCAAAAAGGCCTTTAAGCAGCACGATATGCAAGAGCATAAGGGCGGCAAAGGCACTACTCTCAAGCTGAAGCACGGCGGCAAGATGGCCACTGGCGGCGTAGTGAACGGCCAAGCTGGTTTTGCCACCGGTGGAGTTGCCAAGTCAAATGCTGGCGGCTTCAAAAAGGGCGGCAAGATCAAAGGCATGATGGACGGCGGAATGGCCGGATCCGGGATGATGGATGATGGCATGATGAATAACAGCATGTCTGCCGCTTACAAAAAAGGTGGTGCCACAAAAAAAGCCTACGCGGCGGGGGGTACTGTTAACTCAGGCCGTCCCGTCGCAATGCCTCAAGGCAACAAACCGGCCTCCAAGCCTGTAAGGATTAACGAGCTTGCTGGAACATTTAAGCGTGGTGGCACGGTAAAAATGAATGGTGGAGGCTCTTCCTCTGAAAAGTTGGAAGACATGTCCAAAGGCGCTTATGACAAAGCGCCAAAGTACAGCCGTGACGTTGAGGATGCGCTGAACCCGTTGGGCATGGTGAAAGAACTTGCGAGTAAAGCAAAAAACTTCTTCATGCCCAAAAAGACTGCTGACAGCGTGACCAAGACGAAAGAGTCAGTTACCGTTACTCCCGCAAAAAAGCGCGGTGGTGCGGTGAATTGCTGAGTCTAAGTGGGGGCTTCGGCCCCCGCTTTTAATTGGAGAAAGAAATGGGAACTTATTCTTCCGCAACGCGCCAAGGTGCGTATGAGCCATTTGAACTGCAAGTAGCCCGTGGGCAAGTTGATGGTCACAAAGCCTTATTTAAGTTTGGCATCAATGGCGATGTCGGTACATCTATTGAAACAGTTTGGGCGCAAGGTGGAACATATGTGTATCCTGCCTCCGCAACTGTTATGAAAATTTCTAGTTCCAGCGCGGATGACGCGTCGGCTGGCACTGGCGCAAGATCAATTGCTATTTTTGGTCTTGATGCAAATTACAACGAAATTAGCGAGTCTGTCCTTTTAGATGGGCAAACAGCAGTCAACACTGGCAACAGTTATTTGCGTATTTCTCGTATGTATGTAACCACAGCGGGTTCTGGTGCAACTGCCGTAGGAACTATTTACGCTGGCACTGGCACTGTTACTTCTGGCGTCCCTGCAAACATATACGGCATGGTTGCTATTGGTGCAAACCAAACGCAAATGGCATTTTGGACTGTACCTGCTGGGTACACCTTGTATTTGATGGGAGTTTTCTACACATCTGGAAACGCAACCGCAAATACTTGGACAAACTTTCAAATGAATCAGCGTCCATTGGGCGGAGTTTTTAGACAACAAACTTCGGCTAGGGTTGCTGGTAATGGTGACTTCATTCTTGATTTGCACACCCCTCTTGTTTTTGCTGAAAAGACAGACATTGAAATTAGAGCAATTGCTTCAGCAGGGGCTTCTAATGTGTCTGCTGAATTTGAAGGCATCTACATCAAGAACCCAGACTAACCATGCCAAGCAAATCTCCTGCTCAACACAAGTTCATGGAGGCGGTTGCGCACAACCCGGAGTTTGCCAAGAAGGTGGGCATCCCTCAAAAGGTGGGCAAAGAGTTTGCCAATGCTGATAAAGGTAAAAAATTTAAAGAAGGTGGGCCAAACCTTTCTGTTAGCCGTGGCGAAAAATTGCCAACAAAACAAGGCGCAGGTCTTACACAAAAAGGTCGCGAGAAGTACAATCGAGAGACTGGCTCAAACCTCAAGGCTCCGCAACCTCAAGGTGGCTCACGCAAAGATTCATTTTGCGCCCGAATGAGCGGTATGCCGGGGCCGATGAAGGATGAAAAAGGCAAGCCAACACGCAAAGCGGCAGCCTTAAACAGATGGAAGTGCTGATATGGCGTACTCAGGATCTGTAGGTACAACCGTCATAACGGTCCAAACGCTGATTGATCACGGCGCACGTCGCTGTGGCAAGTTGGCTGGAGAATTGACTTCTGAGCAGGTCCTAAGCTCCCGCGAGTCGCTGTTTTTCCTGTTGTCCAACCTGATTAACATTGGCATCCAGTATTGGGCCATCAGCAAGAAGGTCTACGGCTTCTCGCCTGACCGCGCAACGTACCTGCTCCCTTTGGGCGGCAATGACGTGCTCAACGCCCTGTACCGCTACCTAAACCGCCCTGACGGCAGCTACACAACTTCGGCCGGCGGAACGGTTGGCAACGTCTATGACGGTGACGTGGACACGATCTGCACCCAGACCTCGGCTAACGGCAACATCGCTGTCAACTTTGGCCCGTCCAACCCAATTTTTATTGGCTCCATTGGCTTTCTGCCGGCCTCCAGCGGCACAAAATCATTCATCCTTGAATACTCGCTTGACAACGTGACTTGGGCGACTTTGGTTGATCTTGGGTCCATTACCGTGGTGGACAACGAGTGGATCTGGACCGACATTGTCAATGGCCAGACCGTGCCGTACTACCGCATCCGGGCCTACAGCGGGACCACTCTGAGCCTGCGAGAGTTGTATTTTGGCAACAACAGCACCGAAATCACCATGTCTCGCCTGAACCGCGACGATTACACAAATCTGCCCAACAAGAACTTCACGGCCAACCAGCCGTTCCAGTTTTGGTTTAACCGGACCATTCCGCAGAGCGAGATTGTTCTTTGGCCAACACCCCAGAACGCCTTCTACCAGATGGTTGTTTGGTACTCACGCCAGATCATGGACGTGGGCGACCTGTACGGCGAGCTAGAGGTCCCACAGCGCTGGTACGAGGCCGTGGTGATGATGCTGGCTCACCGGATGAGCCTTGAGCTGCCCGGCGTGGACATGGCCCGCGTTCAGTACCTAGAGGGTCAGGCGGCAAAGTACCTTGCCATGGCCGAAGAGGAAGAGCGCGACAAGTCGCCAATCTACTTTGCTCCGAACATCAGCGTTTACACAAGGTGACCGATGGCCATCTTTCTGGACACCCTCGGATACTCTGACATCGCAATTGCGGTGTGCGACCGCTGCAAGATGAAGCGTCCGCATGCTGTGATGCGCAACGACCCCAACTTTCCGGGTCTGAGGGTATGCAACGAGGGCTGTGCAGATGAGCTTGACCCTTACCGTCTGCCGGCTCGCAAAACCGAAAGAATAACGATTAGGTTTCCACGCCCCGATCTCCCAATTGATGCCGGCGACAACTATCTGATCACGGGCGGCGAGACCAGCGTGTATCAGATCTCGACTGAGGGTAATACCCAGACTCCAACATCTACCGGGAACAGGGACACTATTGCACCAAACCCGCCAGACAACACGAGCACATAATGTCCGCACAAGTAACCATCCTCCAATTGCCATCGGCCGGTGCCATTACGGGCACGGAAGCGGTCCCAGTCGTCCAAAATGGCGTGACGGTGCAGACCACCGCCAGTGCCATCTCCGGCTCCCCGTCGCAACCTTACACTTACCTGACTGTCAGCCAGACGCCTCAGTTGGCCAACAGCCGGTATGTAGGTGCAACAAATGGCTTGGCAATAACGGACGGTGGAGCGCAAGGGCTCTTCAATATAAGCACCACAGGCGCTTTGTTGTCCTTAGTGAACTCAGGTACTGGGTTCCAAGTAAAAACGTCTTCTACGGACCTTACAAACCGTTCTATAGCCGTTAGCGGCAATGGGCTGTCGGTTTCCAACGGATCTGGCGTATCTGGTGACCCAACCATTGCCTTGAGCGGTCAGGTGCTGAATTTTGCCAACGCAAGTTTTAACGGACTGGTAACACTCTCAACTGCGGGCGGCATCACCTCCTCAACGATAACAGGCACCGCAAGCCAAATTGGCGTTGCAAACGGGACTGGCGTAAGCGGCAACCCAACCATTTCCTTGGCCACTGACCCCGTAATTCCCGGCACCGGGGGTGTTGTTGTGCCGGCTGGAACAACGGGCCAGCGTGGAACATCTACGTTAGGGAACATCCGCTACAACTCAACGACAGGCTTGTTTGAGGGTTACAACGGCGCTTGGACTTCATTTGCGTCAGGCTCTGGCGTCACCTCAATTGCCACGGGAACCGGCCTTACAGGCGGCCCAATTACTTCCACGGGCACAATTTCTCTTGCGGACACGGCAGTGACGCCGGGTGCTTACACAAACGCAAACCTGACGGTTGACCAGCAGGGCCGAATCACTTTGGCCTCAAGTGGCGCAGCGGGTGGTGTAACGACATTCAGCGCCGGCACCACTGGGTTTACGCCAAGCACTGCAACATCAGGTGCAATCACTTTAGCCGGCACTTTGGCCGTGGCCAATGGTGGTACAGGGGTGGTAACGAGTACGGGTACAGGCAGCGTAGTGCTGTCTACCAGCCCAACTTTGGTGACGCCATTGTTGGGTACGCCAACAAGCGGTGTTGCTACCAACCTAACTGGATTGCCACTGACTACGGGCGTGACTGGCAACTTACCCGTTACCAATCTAAACAGCGGAACTGGTGCATCTGCATCAACCTTTTGGCGTGGCGATGGCAGTTGGGCAGCGGCAGGTACAGGTTCAGTTACCAGTGTTGCCCAGTCATTCACGGGCGGCATCATCTCGGTGGCCGGCTCACCAATCACAACAAGTGGCACTTTGGCCCTGACGGTTGCCGGAACAAGCGGCGGTGTACCCTACTTCACAAGCGCAAGCACTTGGGATACGTCGGCATTGTTGGCGGCAAATTCTTTAATGGTCGGTGGAGGCGCTGGAGTTGCTCCAAGCACCGTGACTACCGGCACAGGCGTTGTGACGGCCCTAGGGGTCAATACAGGCACAGCAGGGGCATTCGTAGTCAATGGTGGCGCACTGGGCACGCCGAGCAGCGGTACGTTGACTAACGCCACGGGCCTGCCGCTCACCACTGGGGTCACAGGCATTCTCCCCATAGCCAACGGCGGAACTGGCACAATTTACGGTGTTGCTGGTGGGACTTTCTAAGGAAAATTTATGGCTCAGACAAACTACACACCCATATCGCTGTACTTCAGCACAACTGCGGCGGCAACACCGTCTGCTGGCAATCTTGTTGCTGGCGAGTTGGCGCTCAATACCACAGACGAAAAACTGTACTTTAAAAATACGGCAGGTACTGTAAAACAAATTGCAGGCCCCGGAGTGGGCGGCATCTCATACACCACCACTAAAACATCCAACTACACAGCCGTAAATAACGATGGTGTGCTGACCAACACAACTGCCGGGGCATTCACGGTTAACCTGCCAGCGTCTCCATCCAATGGAGATCAGGTCATCGTTGCTGA